TATATACTTTCAAATGGGTCTACTATTTGTCTTTTACTACCTTTAAAAAATTTTAAAGGGTTTCTAACATTTTTAGAAAAATTACCTCTGCCAGAACCATCAATAAAATCTCTGTAAAAAGGAACAAAATCTTTGTTAGCTTTTAATGCGGCTTGATAAACTTCTTTAGGTATAACACCAGCATCATATAAATATTTTAAAGCTAGTTCAGAAGTTTTAACAACATCTCTTAATGGTGCTTCAAGTTTAGGATTTTCTTTTACAAATTTTTCTGCAGCCTTAATTGGAACACCAGTTTCAAATCCTTGATTATTTTTTTCTATAGCTCTTTTAGAAATAGAATATCTTTTAAAATCGTTATATAAATCTATGCTATTTATTTTATATTTTGTAAATATTCCTTTTAATGCTGGTCCTACAATTTGTCCTGTTTTGTAATCTATTGCACCTTTTTCAATAAAACTTTCTATTGGACCTTTAACACCATGTAGTAGTTGAAAGTTTTCATAAGGAGAAATTTCTTTTTCATACTTAACACCAAATTTTTCAGCTTGTTTTACAGCTCTTTTATATACATGATTTTGATCTAAAAAATTATAAAACAAATCATCTAGAAAACCTTTTGTATCAAATGTTCTTTGTTTAGTTTCGTAAGAAATACTTTTGTCTAACTCTGCTCTAGTTTCGTCAATAATTTTATTAGGTTTATCTTTTGTACTTATTGGTTCTAATTTAATATCTTTTTCTTTTATAGAAACATCTCTATATGCTCTCGGTATTTTTATATTTGTAGAGTTTAAATCTTCCCATATTGTTCTGTCTTGTATTAAATCTTCTATAATATTTACAGGTTTTTTACCTGTTTTTGTAGATACATTTTCTAATTTTTTTTTTGATGATTTAACATTAAAAGGTGCAAACAACAAAGTTGTAATAGCAAAATCTTCTGCTGTAGGTAAACCATCTCCTAATGCAACACCTGCTGCACTATATCCGCTAGATTGAGCTAATGTTTTTGGTATAAAAGAAGTAGCTCCTATAGCTGAAGGTAGTTTATAAGCAGCATATAATTTTGCAGCAGTTTTAGCTCCTTCACTTAAACCTTCTTCCATAAATATATCCCACCATTCTACATAATTTTTAACTTGACCTTTTGCCAATGCTTCTGTGTACATTCCTTGAACTATACCTGCTGAAAGACCTCCACCTACAACTGCAGCTCCTGGTCCACCAGTAATTCCACCAATAGCTGCACCTGGAATAAATGTTGGTAGTTCAGCAACTAAACCTACAGCACTTTCTGTTAATTTTTCTAAAAATCCTGTACCTTCTGGTTGTGGCATATCTACTTCAAAACCAAACTCTCCTGTTGTATGATACTTTATCATTTTATTAACACCAGATGCTCCTAATGCTTTTTTTACATATGGTAAAAATTGATACCTTTCATCAGTACCCAGTAAATATTTTTCTATTGCACTAGCTGCATTAACTTCTTTAGGTATATCTTCAATACTTTCCATTTTAGAAAAATTAATATCTTGAAAATTTTCTACTTCTTTTTCTACTTCTGAGGATATAGACTTCCAATAATTTTTTTCATTTTTTCTATCAAAAGGTACAACGCCAAATGCTTCTGTAATTTCTTCTGCAGGTATACCAGCACCAATCATATCTTCTACTTTTCCTTTGCTCCACTCGTTTATTTCTTGAGTAGAAACTCCTGCAGCAGTTAAGTCTTTTATTTGTTCAGATATAACTGTCATAATTTTATTTATTATTTTCTCTATCTTTTTGTAATCTTTCTAAAAATCTTTTAGGTGGATTTCCTTGTTTATCATATTCATAATAACTATCTTTATAAGATATACCTTCTTCTAAAAATTTTGGTTCTTCTTTACCACCTAAAGCATCAAATTCTTCTTTAGTAATATCGCTAGTATCTAATAAATCTTCTCTTAATTCTATTCTACCCGGAAATTTATAATCTAAATATTCTTTTGAAATTAAATAATTTTCAACTGATCCATATTTTTCTTTACTATAAGGAGGTATTTCAATTTTATCACCAGATATTTCAGCAGATTTTTCTGCAATAATTTGTGTAATAGCATCTTTATTTGATTTATAAATTTGTATTAAACCTTTACCTATATAATTTTTACTAGTTTTATCTAAAAGCTCATCTGCATTTATTCCTTTTTGTAAACCTTCATTAAACCTTAATATCATTTGAGATTGAAAATTATTTAATCTATTATCTGTTGTTGTATCAATATATTTTAATGAACTTTCTCCCTCAATAGATGGTTGTAATGTTTCTATTATTTTAAATAACTTATTATTATTATTCATAAAATCTGGGTTATTTGTGTTAGGTAATAAATAGTTTAAATAAAATCCAAATTCAGCTTTTGATATTCCTTCTCCAACTCTTTCTGTAATACTTTTAGCTTCTGTTTCACCGGGTAATGTAAATTTAGTTATATGATCTTTTACTTCTCCAGATAATATTTTTTTTTGTATTTTAAAATTTTTATAATATTCATTAACATTATTAAATTCTTCTTTTCCAACTTTAGTAGATAATTCAGTTATTTGATTTTTAGCATCTAACTCATAAGCATTAGTAGGATTGCCAAATACTTCATTTATTTTTAACAAATCAATAGTTTCTAAAAAATCTGAATCATTAAATAATTTTTGATATTTGTTTACAGATTTTTGTTTATCTTCATTTAAAAATGCTGTTTGTCTATTATTTATTTCTGATGTATTTGTTCTTCTTTTAGTTCTAGCAAAATCTATAATTGCAGCTTTGTCAGCTTTAGATAAAGTTTGCCATTGTTTAATTAAATCTACATTACCATTAAATGTACCATCAACAATTTCTTGATAATCATTTACAAGTTGTGATGTTGTGCTATCTTCATTTAAATTTAATGATGAAGTAAAAATTTGTTTATTATTTTCTAATATTTGACCATCTGCAGCATTAAGTAATTTTTGTTTATCTTCAATAGATAAACTTGTTAATTTACTAATATTTGCTTTTAAAAATTCTGGTTGAGAAACTGCAAGAGAAGATCCTAAAGTATTTTCTCCAAATTTTAAATATAATTCTGCTTGTTTTTTTTTGACACCAGAATCCTCTAAAGTAGTGTCTTGTTCTATTCTTAAAAGAACATTGTTTTTATATACATCTAAATAATTTATACCATTAAGTTTTAATGCTAAAGCATCTTTCATTACAAAATCATCTGTTATTTTTTTAGTTTCTTGAAATTGAGTATTTCTAGATCCAGATAATGCTTTAGTTTTGAATATACCTGCTGTAGCATAAAATTTTTTTTCTAATGCTTTTTTTGTAAAATTATCTAAATCTCCTATTTTATTTGATTGAGCATAAGACCATAATTTATTAACACCATCATCAAAAAAAATTGATGCATCTCCAGGATTACCATTTGCTTCTGTTTCGCTTTGCAATGTGTATAAACCTTTAGTTCCATCATTTTGATTTACATATAAATCTGATAAAGCTAAAGTTGCTTTATTATCAGCTTCTAATTTTTTTTCTTTTACATAGTAATCTTCAGCAGCTTTTCCTAATGGTCTTAATGCTGCTGCTAAACTTTGATTTACATTTACTTTTATATTAGAAACAACACCAGCAGCTTGTGCTGTGGGTCTGGCTTGTGCTGTAAATGTGGGTATTTTTGGCATTATTTGTTCCTTGATCTGTTAGAAGATTTAGATCTTACTCTTAAATTACTTCTACTATTGTTTCTAGGGTTTCTATCTTTATGATCTATATCACGACCCAATATACTATTACCTAGTTTTTTTTTCATAATTCTTCTTGCAGTATTTCTACCAGCTCTATTTTTTTTTTGCTTTGGTTTAGAGTGATAATTTTTATATTCTGATTTATAATTTCTCATTATGTAGTACCACTCATTCTTAATAAACTTTCTCCAGCTTTTGCATAATATCCAAGTTGAGCAATTTTTCCTTCTCTTCTAGCAATTACTCCTTGTATTCTTGCAAAGTTTGCTTCTTCTAATTTTTGTGATTGTGCAACTTGAGAATTATAATCTATAACACTTTTTTGTATTTCTGCTTGTTCAGCATTATATCTTAAAATATTTAAACCAGTTCCAGATATTTCGGCACCAGACTTTAATGTTGCTACTTTTGTTTGACCTTCAAGCTGAGAAAATTGTTGATCAAATTTAGCAATATCAAATTCAGTTTGTTTTTCGATTGCTTCAGCTTCTTGTTCTTTTATAAGAGCATTTCTATCTTGAACACTTTGATTATATTTACCTAGTGCATTGGCTTGTCTACCTGCTGCTATATCAAATACAAAACTCATTAAAATATCCTCGCATACATATATTGGTCTGAACCATCAAATCCAAATTTTTTCATTAAACCT